TCCCCCGCCCACTCAGCCAGGTCGCGGGCGTTCGCCACGGCCGGCAGGTCAGCGGGCGGTGGGCACGGTGCCGCCAGCGTCACAGGAGGCGGCGGAATCGCCGCTGGCGCAGGCAGCGGCGGCGCTGAGGCGCATGCGGACAGCATCGGGAACGCGGCAATCAGCCAGAGGTGCGGCCACTTCATGGATTTCCTTCACGGTGCGGGTGATGTAGCGGTCGCGCGTTTCAGCCTGGACCACGTAGCGGGTTTCGGCGGCGCGCTGCAGCTCGCGGTTCCGCGCGGCCTGCGCCTCGGCCTCGACGCGGACCTGCTCGCGCACCTCCCGCCGGCCATCCTCGCGCAGGCTTTCGTTGTACCGCTTGATCAGGACGGGCGTGCCGATGATGACGGCAGCGGCGACCACGCCCATCAGCAGGAACCGGACAGGGATCACGTTGGTCTGCCGTCCACCGTCACCGTGTCGGCGTCGATCTTCACGTCTCCAGCCTTCAGCGTGGCCTGGTCTGCCGCTGCTTGCGTCGCTTGGGCGGTCGTCGCCACGGCGGCCGCCGTCTTGGTCAGGTCGCTGATCGTGGTGGCTTGCTTATCGTCGGTGCTCGACCGCCCGAAGTGGAATCCGATCACGCCAGACGTGAAGGCGCCGATCAGGGCGCCGATCATCATGTCGGGGTTGTCCCCGCGGTACATCTGGGCGCCGAGCACCGCAAAGAAGCCGATGGTGATCATGTACGACAGCACCATGACAGGCGAACTGTGCGTCAGGTTCAGCGGGTCCGCTCGGCGGCGGTCGGCGGTGGGCGGTGTGCTCATGGGTTCTCCAGAGATTGAGCGGCCAGGGGCAATGCGGCGCCGTGTGCGACGGCGAGCCGCAGCGCGCGCAGGGCATCAGTTGTCCGCGGCGGCGTAGTCGAGGGAGCCTGCGACGCGGTTCGTCCAGCCCCGGCCGTATCGGTCGAACGTGGACAGGCTGGTGTAGTGCCGCAGCACGAAGGCGTTGAAGCGCAGCAGGATGTCGTTCACTGGCGTGGCTTCGACGGCAGCCAGCGTGAACGGTCCGACCTGTCCGTCCTGCGCCACCCGCACGGCGTACTGCAGGGCGCGGCGGGCGGTCCCCATGCCGGCGTTCACCGCGAACTGCCACATCTGATAGGCCACGGCCGGCGGCAGCTTGTCGGCACCGATCTTCAGCCACCAGTCGTTCCAGTAGATCGCCCGCGCGTCGTCTAGGGTCAGGTTGCGGATGTCGAGGAAGCCGTAGGTGTTGGCCGCGATGCCGTACTTCGTCCCCTTCAGGATGCCGACACCGACGCGCCCGCTCGTCCAGTTGCCGGGGTCCTGCGGGTCGCTGGAAAACACCCCTTCATGGCCGATCAGGCGCTCGAAGTAGGTCAGGAACTGTGCGGGGTAATTCATCGCTGCTCCTTCGGCTGCTGCTGGAAGTACGGCCGGGACATCGCGTTCAGCTGGGTGTGCAGGTTGTCCAGCCGCAGCCGCATGTCGCGGATGGTCTCTTCGGACTGCTGCTGGCGCGCCATCAGCCGCGTGATCTCGCGGTCGTTCGCCTGCGCCGTCGTCACGCTCTCGCGCATCAGCGTGCGCATTTCGGCCATGCCGGCCGTGAGCGCCTGGACGTTGAACCACATGGTGATCAGCACCATTGCCAGCGTGCCGGTGGCGCCGAGGATCCCCCACAGCGGAATGCGCATGTCGACCATGCGGCTGAGACTGTTGCGCATGTCGGCCTCCACCAACGGGTCTTCGGGTGGAGCGCCGCGTCGCAGTCGCTCGTTGATGATGTCCTCCGCGTCTGCCGCGCGTCGGCGTATGTCCTTCGGCGGCGCCATGGCGGTCCCTTCAAGCAGCGGCTGCAGCAGTGCCGTGACGGTCATGGCTTACCTGCACCGAATCGTCACCACGCCGTAATCGCCCATCGACCCCGACGACAGAATCGCGTGAAGCACCGTCAGGTTCGAGGGCGTATCCGGCAGCGTCGCCGTGCCCCCGGGGAAGTTCGTCGGGTCAGCTGCCCACGTGGGGCTCTGGAAGAACCCGTTGGCGAACGACAGCGTGCCCAGCTTGTAGCCAGGAGCCGCCGCCGCCACGCTGCCGCTGTAGCTCTTGTTCCAGACGTTGGTCACGTACAGGTCCACCGTCGCCGTGCCGCTCGCCGCCTGGCGCACACCCGACATCGTCGTCGCGTTGAACACCGGCTTGGTATCGGACAGGGGAACCGGCGCGGCACCCGCAGCAGCACCGGACGTCAGCGGCAACGCGCCACAGATCTGAATCTGCATCGACAGGTTGTCGGGGATGCGCCGCGCCAGCTTCGTCGCATCTGTCACGTAGGCGAGCGCTGGGCCGCTCCCAGCGAAGGTCCCGGTCGCGCTCACGCGCCAGTAGTCATTGACGCCGTCGACGAGGTTGTAGGCCGCCGTGAAATTGCTCAGCGTGACGCTGGTGGCGGTTGCCGGGTAGTACAGGAGAATCTGGGAGCCTTGCAGCAGCTCGCGCAGCTTGCTCGCGGTGCCCGCCATCAGCATGAGCTCTGACCGCCGAATGTTGTTCAACGGGCCGCGCGGCCATCCGCGAGTCAGCGAACCGAGCAGCTGCGTGATGGTGTCCGCGTAGATGTCGACGTACCCCGCCCCGGAGGCCTTCACGTTCACCAGCGTGGAGAGAAGGCTGTCCTTGTAGACGGACTGAATCGGGATGGCGGTCACCGCCGTCGTGTAAGGCAGGGTGGGGTCGATCGTTCGCGCGATGATTTGCGCGCGGCGCGTCTGCCCCAGGTTCGTCAGGTGCAGCGTGTCCTTCATCAGCGCGCCCTGCCCTTCCGGGTCCTGCGACGCGGCGACACCGACAGCGGAGAAGCCGTACAGGTGCTTCTGCAGGTCGACCACCGTGATCCGGCTGCTGACGTTCTCGTATTCGAGATACAGCGTGCGCAGAGCTGCGGAGCGGGCGGCCGCGTCGGCCGCGCTAGTGCAGTTCGTGAAGCCGTAGGTGTCCGGGTTCAGGTACACGATCGGCGGCGGCACCTGCATGATGATGTGCGCCGAAGTGCGCGCCAGGAACAGGGTGATCAGCTTGGCGATATTCGCGCGCAGCGTGGTGACTGCGTTGGCCGACCCATCCATGCGCAGGTCGTTTGTCCCGAGCTGGAAGCCGATCACGTCCGGATCGGCGTTGACCACTGCCCAGGGGTTGTAGCCGAGGTTGTTCGCATAGTCGGCCGGCGCCTCTGCCGTGTTGCCGGCTGCAATCTGGGCCGCCCACGACGACGCGGGCGATCCGTTGGACGCCATGTTGTAGTGCGTCCAGCCCTCGAACACCCCGCCGGCGGCATTCCAGCCATTGAGGTAACCGACGCCCCACTCGCCGCTCTTCACGCTCAGGCTGTCGCCCACATGGGCGAAGACGGAGCCGCGGGGATACGCGCGCAGGGCCGAAACGCCGGCGGCGAACTTGCGGGGGTACGACAGGTACTGCTGGTACTCCATCACCCCGGCCACTTTTCGGTAGATGCTGCTCTGGCCCTGGTTGTTCTCGTCCTGCAGTACACCGACGAACGCGCTAGTCGCGATGCCTGCGACTGCCGCAGTCATCTCGGCGACCGTGGCATACATCGCCGTCACGCCGGAGATCGCAGCGACGATCGCGGCATTCGCCCCTGCGTTGGTTTCGCTAGTTTCTGCGGCCACTTCACTGAGAGAGGCTGCGGCGGCGGAATCGGCTGCGGAAGTGGCGCTCGCGTCGGCCGCGGCCACGGATTGGCCGATAGGTCCGGTGGCCTCGTCGATCGCGTCCTCCACCATCGCGGTGACGGTGGCCACCGCTGCCGGAATCGTGGTGTTGACGGCGGTGTTCTTCGCGGCCTCGACTTCCGCCACCTTTGCTGGGATGGTGGTGCTGACAGCGACGTTCTTGGCAGATTCAACTGCCGCAACTGCAGTCGGAATCGTCGTGATCACGGCGGTGTTCTTCAAGTCCTCCACGACTTGCACCCGGGCCGGAATCGCGTTCAGCACTGCGTCACTCTTCGCCGCTTCCACTTCGGCGATCTTTGCCACGACATCGGCGGACGCGCCGGCCATCGTCTTCTTGACGTTGCCGAGCCGGTCCGTGGCGGTGGGCGCCGTCGATGTGGCAATGGCCGCGATGTGGTCGACGTCGGTCTTCGCGTTGTTCAGGTCGGTGATGTTGATGGCCGGCATGTCGGGTCCTTAAATGCAAAAAGCGCCCGCAGGCGCTCTCGTTGTGGTTCGTTCGTGTCGCGTCAGTCGTTGATCACGCTGGCTTTCGCTGGTACCGCCTCGTCGTCCGCCGCGTAGTAGTCATCGCTGTAGTTCACCGCCCGAATGCGCACGTATTGGCCGTCGCTGGAGCCGATCTCCTGCACCAGCCACGCCTGCGCGGGCCGCGCCACGTCGGCGGCGAAGCTGAAGATGGTCCGCACGCCGTCGTCGGGCGCCGGTGTGGTAACGATTGCCTCCGCGGGGGCGCCGCTCAGCACCACTTGGTTAGGATTCGCGCCGGCGGTGCAGGCGATGCTCTGGAGGGAGCCGTCGCGCTTCATAAGGACGATGCTGTGCGGCTCGCCGGGCAGAAACTCCACGTCGCGGCTCAGGGTCAGCGTTAGGCCGCTCTGCGCGACCACCTCACCGTCCCAGCTCTTGAACCTGGTGTTGTCGACGATGTCGATCCGGGAGTTCGGCAGGAGGGATCGGGCGTCGGTGGTCGTCTCCGTCTCGATCGTCACGCGCTGAGAGAGCAGGCGGTTGTATTCCCGGTTGGCCCGGAACCACGCCTGCTCGTAGCTTCGGATGCCGGTGATCTCGACCTTCTTCAGCTTCGTGTAGCTGCCGTCCAGCGGGAGGCGGATCGTCTCCTGGTCCTCCGTGTCGGGGTCGTTGTAGACCAGCTCCACGCCGTCGTATTCCGATTCGCTCGCGAACTTGCGCGTGATCGTCTCGGCGTTCGGCTTCTTGTTGCGGTGCGTGAACAGCGCCACGCTGGTCGACTGCGGCCGGTCCAGCGCCAGCCTGATCTTCCCGTTCTGCCGGTAGGCCACGCAGAACGCCGCGTTGGCGATCGCGTTCACCGTCTCCTCGAAGCTGATCTCGTCGGAGTCGAACGTGTGGTTGAACTGGCCCACCTCGGCGTGCCAGGCGTCCAGTGCCTGCTGCGTGACCCAGATCTGCGCCATGTCGACATCGTCGGCCAGCACGCGGTTGCCGATCTTGGGGTCGGCAGACACCGCCGCGATGATGTCCACGATCTTGCTGGTTGCGCTGATGGTGCCGCTGTCGTGGTAGCCCTCGGCGTTGAACGTGCCGGAGAAGGTCGTGCCGTCGTAGATCGGCAGCTTGCGCGACACCAGGCAGTTCAGCTCGCGCCGGCGCAGGGTCGTCGCATCGGTGTTCGCCTTCGTGATCGTGTGGACCGTCGTCTTGTTGCCGAAGTGGTCCTTCGTCACCGGCGAGACGCTGTAAAGGTCCACCAGCTGGATCTCGTCCACCACGCTGCCCTTGAAGTCGTAGTCGAACGGCGTGGTGCGGCGCGCGCGCACACGGGCCGGCCCCACCCACGCGGTGATCTGCTCCAGCGTTTCCGCCCGTTCCTTGCTCTCCGCGCCGTTCAGGCTGCCGGTGACGGTTTCCACGACGCCAAGCGGCGCGAGGCTTCCATCCAGCTGCTCAATCTCGATCTCGTAGTCGACCGTGACCGACTGCTTAGACCCGTCGTCCTTGTAGAGTCCGCCGCGCGCCACCGTATTCGCCCACACCTCCGTGCGGTCGGTGTCCGGCAGCGTGTACCAGTCCGTCCAGTGCGAAAGGCCGTTGTCGATCGTGATGGTGGCCGCCAGGCCGGTGTCGTGCGCCACGGGCGGCACGTCCGCGTCGAACGTCTGCGCGAGCGGGTAGACCTGCGGATTCCACTGCGCCGGCCCGGTCAGCCGGACCAGGCCGCTCTCGACGCTCGCGATCGTGCGCGTCCCGCTGTAGTTCAGTTGTGCTTGAAAGGCGAAGCCAGCGATCGGCCCTTCGTTCACCACGGCCTCGGCCACCGTCAGCGTAGTTCCGGTGTGGCTGACGATGGTGAACGTGCCACCGTTGGCTGGGTTCCCGGCGGTGACGATCAGCATCGTGACGCCATCCACCACGGCATTAAAGAATCCCGCCGAACCGGAGCCGGAGGCCGTGTACGTCTTCGACGCGGCATCCACCGTGATGACGATGCCGCCCTCGGCCAGCAGCTCGCGGTAGACGTTCGCCATGCTGATGGTGATCGTCTGCCCCGCCTCCGCGATCGACGCGAAGTTCGGCCGGCGCTGCCCCTCGCCCTGGTAGATCAAGTCCTGCACATGCGAGCCGATCACGTCGGTCACGCCCTGGCCGCCGCCGGCGTAGAAGTAGAACGGCGCCCCCGGCTGCAGCTCGATCTGGTTCGCCGCCTTCAGCGTGACGCCATCAACCGAGCCGCTGCGCCGCACGCTCAGGATGCCGTCGATGATCGGGTCGCCGATCTGGATCTGCGGCGCGCCCAGGTTCGGCGAGTTGAAGGGCTGATACACCGCCGCGCTGGCGCCGCTCACCTCCGACAGCAGCGAATCGCCGTCGCGCAGGTCCTCGACGTCGTAGTAGCCGCGGCCGATGCAGTAGTAACCGTACTCCACCTTCTGGTGGTTGATGTACTTGGCATAGGTCGGCATCAGCAGGCTTGGGATCGACCGCACCGTGCCGTAGATGTCCTCCACTCGCTCCATGACCCGCACGCGGTTCTCGCGGTCGGATAGCTGGTTGTTCGGGCTCTCCTGCGTCCGGTTCGCCTTGTCGATCGGCTTGTCCTTGCCGCCGAACAGGAGCGTCGAGACCGCCTGCAGCGCCACCGCGATCGCGATGTTGATCAGGATGCTGATCGGGTCGCCGGGGCTCTCCAGCACCACGTACAGCGGCGCTTCTCCCTGCAGAATGGCCCGAACGTCGCCGGTGATGTCCGTCTCCGCCGACGGCTCGCCCTGGAACACCTGAAGCGTCACCTTCGGCGTCTCGCCGTATCGGTCGAGCAGCCACAGCGCCAGGCTGTCGGCTTCGAACACCTGCGGCGGCTCTGCCGAAAATGGGTGCTGGTGCAGGTGGATGATCACGCCTCGACCTCGGCCTTTGCCCAGAACTCGATCACCTGGTACTCCGCCTGCAGCTGCACCAGCGGCTGGTAGAACGTGCCGCCATCCGTCGCGTGCAGCACCTTGCCGTCGTAGAAGATGCCGCAGTGGTGAATCCCCAGCCGCGGCGTGCGGCCCATGAGCACGACCGCGAAGTCGACCGGCTCCCCGATCTGCTCGAAGCCGTGGGCGCTCTTGTGCAGCTGCAGGCGGAACGCGCTGGCGATGCTTCGCACAGAGCCGCTGATCGTCTTGTAGGCCGTCGCGGTGACGCCGCGCTCCGACACCAGCACGTCCGCCACCAGCTCCCAGCAAGGCGGCGAGGGGTAGACCTTCGCCTGATATGCCGCGACGTTCAAAGGAAACCTCTCAACATGGGCACGTCCCGGGGGGTGTATTTCTCCCCCGTGGCCAGGAGGTTGTACCGGGGCGACACCGCCTGAATGGCCGCCGCCCCGACCTGGTAGCTGATCGACTCGATCTCCAGCACCGCCCGCGCCACTACGTCCGTCAGGTCGTCGCTCAGGTACTCCCGGTAGACGCATCGGATCTTCTCCAGCGTGTTCAGCGGAATGCGGTCCATCTGCTCGCGGAACTCGTCTTCGATGTCAGTCGTGTCGACGCGGATCTCGAAGTTCTGATCGAGGTGCCCCTCGGTGCCGGCCAGGGCGATCTCCAGGTTCACCGGCTCCACCGTCCGCACGCCGTCCTCGGTCGTGATCTCGCCGGTGAACGGCTCCCGCCAGAGGTAGTAGGTCTTCGACATCGCCGAGTGGCTGATCTCCAGCGTCTGCACCGGGTAGATGGTCTGCGGCGCGCTGGCGAGGAACACCCGCAGCCGCTGCTCGATGTCCAGGCTCATGCCAGCACCAGGGTGTCGACGTTGGCGAACTGCGCGATGCGCGCGAGCAGGTCGTCAGTGCTGCCCTCGTACTCGTTCCAGAGGTCGATCAGCGTCACGGCCTCGGCCGCGGTCATGTCGTAGACCTTGCTCTCGGCCTCCACCATGAAGCTGATGGTGGTGATCTGCCCGCCGGTCCGCGCCGCCGAATAGGTGCCCGGCACGATGTTGCAGGAGTGCGTCTGCAGCCCGAAGCCGCTGTCCAGCGGCATGTCGAACGAGATCGCACCCTTCTTGATGACGTGGTGGAAGAACGCCGTCCACACGGCGAACTTCTCCGGCGGCAGGACCATGCTCACTTGGAACTGCTGGACGCCGCGATCCCACTGCAAGGCGTAGCGCGACATGCCGCCGGCGACTTCCGTGCGCTGCACACCCCCAGGCGGGCCGATGCTGTAGTCGCGGATGATCGGCTTGAAGCCGCTGGGGATGGTGGCCATCAGCGGTTCCGCCTGACGTTGAAGTTGCGCGCCAGCGTGCGGCTCGCCCGGCTGTTCGGGTCGTTCGGCTGCGCCCAGGCGGCCTCAACGGCCTCCTGGATGATCAGAGCGCGCTCGCCGGGGCCGTATCGCTGCTCCTGCACGCGGTCGATGCGGCCGGTCGTCTGGTTGACGATGGTGATGTTGTCCTTGCCGCTGCCGATGGCGTGGTTCGGGACGATGGCGCCGGCAGTGCGCGGGGTGAACAGCTCGGGGCCGCGCTCGCCAACCATGTAGGGGACGCCGGCCGCAACTGGGCCGCCCGCTGCACGGAAGCCACCGAAGTCCGGGTTCGGCGGCGTCACCCCACCGCCGCCTCCGAAGCTGCCCAGCACCGCACTGGCGATGGTCTTGAACCACCCGCCCGCACCACCGCCGCCCCCGTCGTCCGTCATGGAGTCCTTGAGCTGCTTCATCAGCGGCTCGATGACCTGCATGCGCAGGATGACCTGGGCGATGTCCTGAAGCAGGCCCTTGAACACGTCCTTCACGCTGCCGCCGCCGATCACCGCCTGCTCGAAGGCGCTGGCGAAGGTCAGGCCGAGTTCTTCGGTCATCGTCTTCGCCTGGGTCGCCTTCTCGGCGGTGAGGTTCAGTGCGCCGGTGGCCGCGTCGTTGAACTGGTCGGCGTTGATGTTCCCCTTCTGGAACTCGTCGGCCAGCATCTGCATGTCCTTGCGCTGCTTCTCCAGCTTCGCCGCCGGCCCGCCGTCCAGGAGGCCGGCGAGCGTGCGCTTGTACTCGTCCTCGGTCTCCTTCGCCTTGCGCGCTGCCGCGGAGATCGCTTCGAAGCTGTCCGCGTACAGCTCGTTCGACGCCTTCGAGCGGTCGATCTGCCCCGCGAGGTCGGCGAGCTGCTTCTGCTGCGCGGGAGTGACGCTCAGCGACTTGCGCTTGATGTCGTCCAACAGCTTCTCCGAGACGGTCATTTCGCCGACCTTCTGGATCTGCTGCTGGAGGTTGTTCAGGTAGCTCTTGAAGTCAGCGTCGGGGTCCGGCCCCTTCGGTCCTTTCGTCCCCTTCGTGGGGAGCACCCCTACGGACGGACGCGCCGCGCCGCGCCGGGAGAGCGCATCGCTCGTATCGCCCAGCCCCTCCAGTGCGCGGGACGACTGCAGCGCCTGCAGCACCTTCTGCTCCGCCTCCAGCCGCTTGATCTGGGAGTTCACGACGGCCAAGTCGCCGCCGATCAGGCCGCCCGTCATCGCCCCCAGCCGCTCGTCCCACTTCTGCGCCATACCCTTCGAGGGGTCCAGGTCGTCGCGCATCTTCCGCAGGTTCCCGAGCTTCCCGGAGATCTCGTCCAGCGCCTTGCCGGGGTTGCCGGTCTGGTTGCCGCCCAGCCCGAGCCACGTCATCAGCCCGCCCTCGCGGATCACCGTTGCCCATTCGTTCAGTCGCGGCAGAAGGTCGCCTGCAATCGAGCGGCCGAGGTCCGTGACGTTCTTCTTCATCCCGGCGAGCTGCTGGTTGAACGCCTCGGCCTGCTTCGCCTGCTCCGTGGTGACGGTGGCGACCAGTTCGCCCTTCTCTGCCAAATCCTTCAGCAGCGGCCCGACCTCAGCGACTGATTTCCCGAACAGCTCCTGCACCAGCCGCGCCTTGTTGCCGTCGTCGGCGAACTTCGACAGGGCGACCGCGGTCAGGCGCAGCGCCTCCGCAGGGTCGAGGCTCCGCAGCGCGTCGGCTTCTAGGCCGATCGCCTTCAGCGCCATCGACGCGCCGTTTTTGCCGTCTGCTTCCTTGAGGGCTCCGTTGAACTTCACCAAGGCGGCGGACACCGCCTCCATCGAGCTGCCGGTGCGGACAGCAACGTCCTCCAGCGCGCTGATGTTCTCGATCGAGGCGCCCGTGGCATCGGCCACGTCGTTCAGAGCATCCATCCCGTCGATGATCTGCTTCGCCATCACCGTGCCGGCGGCGGCGGCCGCGGTGAACGCAGCGCCCACGGCGACGCCCCACTGTGCTGCCGTTTCCTTCATCTCTTTCATGTGACGCTCGGCAGCCTTCGTGGAGCGTGCGATGTCGGTGTCGAAGGAGCCGGTCTTCGCGAGCAGCGAGACGACGATCTCACCAGCAGCCATGTCAGCCAGCCTTCCGTGTGAAGCCGAACGCGCGCATCGTCGCCGCGTCAGCGTCCGTCAGTTCGTCCGCCGACCGATCCGGCTGCAGCCAGTCAAGGCGCGGCTGGATGTCGCCGCCGCTCATCGCCTGGGCAACGAGCGCAGCGGGCCGGTGGTGGCGGTGGTAATCATCGAACGGATAGAGCTTGTAGAACTCGATCCAGGCGTGGAATTCGGCCAGCGGCATGCTGGCCTGCCACTCCGTTACGGATTTGCCGCCGAGGGCGAGGGCGAGGACGTGCCAGAACCATCGCTCGTCGCGGGCGGCGAGGCTTTTTTTTCCGCCGCCCCGATGCTGTTCAGGTCCAGGATCTCGCGCATCAGCGCATTCGTGACCTGCGGCTTCAGCTTCTGGGCGCGCTCCACGTCCATCGCGGGCCTCCCGTCGGGATTCACCACGCTGGAGGCGATCAGCACCGCCATGCTGGACACGCGCACGTCTTCGTTGGCGCTGTTCTCGGCCATTTGGTAACGGCGCATGACCGCAGAAGACACCTCGCGGAAGTGCAGCACGTGCTTGCTACCGTCCGCGAGTTCGACCGCCCGCTCATGCAGGTGGTCGGTGACGAACAGGCTGTCACTCAGCATCAGGGCGTCTTCCAGGTCGTGGTGACGGCGCCGGAACGCTGGATGGTCAGCGTGCCGCGGACCACCTCGTTCGTGGCGATGTCCAGCGAAACGCCGGTCACGAACCCTTCGAACGTGAAGCTGGAGCGGGTCGTCGGCGGCACGATCTCCTCCGCCGTCAGGGTCGGCGCCGCAGTGCCGTCGCTCAGGAGGACGATCCAGTCGACCATTTCGCCCGTGTCCTTCAGGTCGAACAGCAGCTGGTGCGAGGCTTCCTGCGGGTTCAGCACGAACGGCACGGTCACCGTGGCCGGGCTGGACAGGCCGGCGATGTAGGTGCGCTCGTCTTCGTTGTCCAGGCAGGTGTCCTCGATCTGGTCGCGGTTGCCGTCGGTCACGCCGCTGATGCCCGTGGGGCAGACCATCTTGACCAGCGCGGCCGCGCCGGAGCGGTCCACGAAATACAGGTGCGTGCCCTGCGTCTTCAATCCTGACATGACGTTTTCCTTTCGAGAGTCGAGTTTTCGGGGGCGTAAAAAAACCGCCTCTCTGGGCGGTTCGCTTACTCAGTTCGCGCTCACGGCATATCTGGCCAGTGGCGGTTGCTTTTCCTGATGTTCTGGTCGAACGATAGAACCTGAAGATTCCATTCGACGTGCAAGCCACAGACTGACTCGCCCGCCAAGGGGACTATGTGATCGACGTGGTGCTTGATGCCAGTGGTCGTCGTCAATTCCTGCGCCAGCACATAGAAATGACGTATCGCCTCACTGTTTGCCCACGCCGGGGTCGCTTGCCGCATCCGGCATTGACGCATTCTGGTACGCGCAGCCGCCTTCCCTGCGTGCTTTCTGGCCCACTTCAAGGACGCTTGCTGCAATCGCTCCTTGTTCGCTTGGTAGTAGGCTTGCTGTTCCTCTTTGCCCCTACGTGGCTTCCTAAGCCCCAGCGCCGTATGCGCGCGCTCGACTGCACTCTCTCGGGTCTTGTTCTTCTCGTAGTAGCGCGCCCGGTAGTCGGGGTTCGCCGCGCGCCAGGCCGCGCACTCCGCTTGCCGACACACCTTGCATGTGGGGCGTAGGCCAAACTGTCCGCGCTTGAACTTTCCGAACTCCACCAGCAGCTTCGTGTCGCCGCATCGGGTGCATCGCTTGTGCGTCGCGCCCGTAGAATCGCTTTCAGCCATGAGGACCCTTCCCGGTCTGAGTGGTTAGAGCCCGCGTCGGATTGCCGTCCTTCGTGGGCTCGCTTATTTTACGCAGCTACCGATTCAGCCACCAGTCGAATTGCATGCCGATGCGATCAAGATTCGTGTCGTCTTCTCGCTGGTCAATCGGACGCCCCGTCATGTGCGCCAACGGCTCGATTGCATCGCGCACGGCGTCGGCCAGTGCGTCAACATTGCCATTCGCAACTGTGAAGGCGTCAACCTGCAAAGTGACTCGATCGGTCGGCGGAGGATCGCTCAGGTTGTTCTCGGGCGTGTCGTTCACCACGAACCACACGACGTAAGGAGCCGCAGTGCCTTGCGGCGCGCGCCGGTGATACACCTTCGTCGGGTTCGCGCCCACGATGTTCGTGACGGCCGGCGCGGCTTTCAGCAGAGCGAAGATCGGCGGCAGCATCACTTCCTCCGGTTCTGGCGCGCCAGCTTCTTCACCACGCGGTCGATGCCGGCCAGCAGCTCGCGCTCGGTTGTCTCGATCGCCTCACGCGCGCGGCTCTGAAAGGCTGGACGAATCCACGGCTCCGCTGGCTGGTGCGACGATCCGTACTCCAGCAGCTGCGCGGCGGCCAGCGTGGTCGCTCCCTGGCGGCCTGGGTATGCCTTGCGTCGCACGCGCAGCAGCACGCGCTCGCCCTTGCCGTCGATCGGCACCTTCCCGCGCGTGACCGCCAGGTTCTTCAGCAGGAAGCCGGTCGACTCGCGCGTCTCGGCGTCAGTCGCGTTCGCCGTCACCGCCTGCAAGTTCGCGCGTCGCTGGGCGTCGATCACCTTCGCACCCTTGCGCAGCGCGGCCAGCACCGGGCCCCCGCGGCGCGACACCAGCTCCGGCGGCAGGCTGCGCAGCGTGTCCAGCACGCCGTCCAGGCCCTTGATGTCGACGTCGACCCTCATGCGCCGCTTTCGTTGTCGCCGCTCGAGCAGACCAGCGTCAGGTACTCGACGCCGCTGTCCTTGTCCGCGAGCACACCTTCGACGTTGTACAAAACCTCCGTGCCCATCTTCAGATGCACCAGACGCATCGTCGGCACCACGTCGGCGCGGTACCGGATCGTCACGCGCGCCGTTACCTTCGCCTGCGTCGCCTGGCTCGCGATGAACTCGCGCGCGCTCAGCGGCTCGACGGATGCCCACACGGTGGCGACGTCCGACCAGCCTTGCGTGATCGCGCCGGTGTCGGGATCTTGCGCGTCCGTCCGCGTCTGCAGCTTGACCCGGTGGCGCAGCTTGCCGACGTTCATACGCCCAGGCCCACGCGGAAGGGGAACGCCAGCTGCTCGGCGGCCCGGGGCAGCGCCGGCGGCTTGCCGTCGTCGCCACGGTTTTCGTGCAGGCTGGTCAGCGTCAGCAGGATGGCTGCGGTCAGTGCGTCGTTCAGCACGATGCCGTCGTAAGTCTCGCGGGCGGCGGCGCGGGCGGCATCCCGGGCGCGGCAGGCGGCGCGGCGCGCTTCCTCCTGCGTCATGGCGTCCTCGATGTCGGCCGCCACTTCCAGTGCCGTGTCGTAGGCGTCGCTCGCGGCGGTCAGGGCGGCGGGCACGGCGACGATCGCGGTGGCGAGCGCGTCGGCGTCCTCGTAGATCCGCCGGTTCAGGAACTCGGCCAGCAGTCGCTCGGCCGCGTTCAGATAGATGGCGACCTGCGCCTCCGGGTAGGCCGGATCGTAGCGCAGGTGCTCCCGCGCGGTTTGCAGGTCGACGAGGCTCACTTCGCCTTCGCCTTGGTAGTGGACTTCGCCGCCGTCTTGCGTGCGGTGGTGCCAGTGTCCGCGGTGTCTGCCGTGGTGTCCGCATCGCCAGAGTTGGTTGCGACTTCGGCGTCGCTGCCGTCATCCTTCACCTTCACGGCGGCGCCGGCTTCGATCAGCTCCTGGCCGCGGATGCTGTCCATCTGCGCGATGGTGCCGGCGCGCGGGTCGCCAGCCTTGAACTTGATGCGCATGTTGCTCTCCCGTTGGATTGGAACGAGGAGCCCGCCGAAGCGGGCCCCAGCGTCATCAGGCGACGTTGCCGAAGTCGCCGTAGACGAAGGCTTCGGGGCGGTACACGGCCAGCGCCAGGCGCTCCTCGGCGAGGATCGTCACCATGTTCTTCACGAAGTCGTCCTCGTTCTCCGTGGCCACTTCGACCCGCGCGTCCCAGCGGTCGAACACCTGCGCGCCGAGCTGGAAGGCGCCCACCAGGAACTTGTCCACGGTGATCGCCTGCGTCTCCACCACCGGAAGGTTCCACAGGCGCGCGCCGATGCTGCCTTGCGGGTTGCCGATGATGTAGCGGCCGGTCGTGTCCTTCAGCAGCTCGATGCGCGCCCAGTCGCTGGGGTGCATCACGACGCCGGAGGCGGGGTACTCGGCCAGCACCGCCTGCAGCATGGCCAGGCGAATCATGTCAAGGTTCGTCTCGGTGCCGGCCGGATCGAACGGGGCGGCGTAGGCGCTGGCCTGCGGGATGATGCCCAGCAGGTTCTGGCCGGTGCCATCGCCGTTCAGGAGCTGCTGCTCCTCCTTGTAGGCAAGGCCGTAGCGCAGTCGCCCGTCGATGTAGCTGGCCAGCTGCGACGCATCGCTCAGGATCTGGCGGGATGCCTTCACGAAGTGGGCGATGACCTTGGGGCCGGTCTCCACCAGGTCGAACTTCATGGTCGACTCGGGCTTCTTGGCGCCCTCGGCTACGCCCGCCGCGTTGTTCGTGAAGCCGGTCTCCTTCACGTACTGCAGCAGGTCGCCATCCATGCGGCCCGGAGTGATCAGGTCACGCACCGTCATGCGGCGCTGCATAGGGGCGATCACGCCGGGGAGCCGGGTCGGCGCGATCAGGTCGCCCGCCGAGCCGTCGGCATCGGTGCGCAGGGTCGTGATGGCCGCCTTGATCGGCATGTCCACGCGGCCACGGGGGCGGGACTGGCCGGTGAAAGCCTTCCATGCGTCGGCGTTGACGAACTGCTCGCCCAGGGACTGGTGCTGCACATCACCGCCGGCGCCGTTGGCCTCCAGCTTGGCGAGCGCCTGCTGCGTGTGCTGCAGATTGGCCTGGATCTCGCCGTGCTTCATCAGCAGCTTGTCTACTTCGGCCTTGGTGTCCTCGGCCATCTTGCCGAAGGTCTTGACCTCCTTCAGCGCGTTTTCGCCGGCGGCCTTGACCTCGCCGCTGATCTTGTCGAGCGCGGCCTTGATCTCGGTCGGGTTGAAGTTCTGCGTCTCGCCGATGAAGGCGAGGCCGGCCAGTGCCAGCGCGACGTCCGGGTGGGACAGCATGAAGCCGTGCACGGCCGCCGACACGTCGACGCCCATGGCTTGCGCGCCGAGGGAAACGGCGCAGAGAGCGATCACGGAGATCGCGAGGAACTTGCGTTGCATGGTGAACCTTTCAGGTGGTGATGATTTCGGGAAGGGAGAAGCCCTGGAGGGCGGAGAGCACTTCGACGCCCGGGTGGACGTGTCCGGTGGGATCACCCTCACCGCCGCCAGCGGGATCGCCCGCGCTGGACTTGAACTCGGAGATCAGGCGCACGGCCTCGGACTTCGGCATGCCGGAGGCGCGCAGGGCAGCCTCGATGCGGCGCACCGCGGAGGCGTTCGCCTTGCCGGCGCCCTTCTGCACCTGGTCGGAGGGCAGCAGTTCGTCGGCGAAGCCGTCCTCGACCGCGGCCTCGCCGCCGATCCAGGATTCGTTGTCCATCAGCTTGCCCATCGCCTTCACGTCCTGGCCGGTGCGGGCGGCGTAGATGCTCGCCATCGCGGCGTCGAACGGCTTGAGCGTGTCAGCCACTTCGATCAGGTCGTTCCGGTTGCCGACGACCATCACCCAGGCGTTGTGGATCATCAGGAAGCCGGCGCGCGCGATCTGCACGGTGTCGCCAGCCATGGCGATGATCGAAGCCGCGGAGGCCGCCAGCCCCAGCACCTTGACCGTGACCTCTCCGTCGTGCTCGCGCAGGAGGTTGTAGATCGCCAGCCCCTCGAACATGTCGCCGCCGGGGCTGTTCACGTTCACCGTGACCGGCCCCTTGCCCATCGAGCGCAGGGCTGCGGAGACGCGCTTGGCGGTCACGCCCTCGCCGCTCCAGTAGTCCTGCCCGATCACGTCGTAGACGCTGATCGTCCGCTCCTCGTCCTTGTCGGCCGCCGCACGGACGCCGGTATTCCAGCGGTCCAGCGCGCGCGGCTGGAGGTAGCTGCTGACGGCGGCGCAGGGGCGCCCCTCCGGCGCACCCGGTAGCGATTTCTTGCTCATGGTTCAGCCCTTCAGGGGTTCGGCGTCGTATCCGAGGAAGGCGCGGATCGAGGCCCGCGCCTGGTTCGCATCGCTCGCGTCGGTCGTGCCGACGGAGTCCAGCGTGGTCATGGCCGACTGCACGGTCAGCACCGCCGCATTGCCGCCCATCGGCTCGCGGTCTTCCAGCTCGCGGATCTCGTCGCGCGTGAGGATGCCGTTGTTCACCATCGCGCCGTAGAAGGCCGCTCGGCCCGCGCTGTCGGCTCGCAGCAAGCCCTCGACCGCGAACTTCGGGTAGTAGCGCACTCGCTCGCCCGGCGTCAGCAGGTCCTTGCTGATCGCCTGCTCGATGCGGCGCAGCCACGGTCCCAGCGTGAACGTCAGGAAGCCGATCATCTGCTGCTCGATGCCCGTGCCCCAGCTGGTCGACTTCTCGGTGTGGCCGACCATCCATGGCGGCACGCGGAACCAGCGGCAGATCGCCTCGACTCCGAAGGCGCGCGACTCGAGCAGCTGCGCATCCGACGGCTTGATCCCCAGCGAACCTGCCTCGGTGCCGCCCTCCAGCAGCGGCATTTCGCCGCGCTCGATCGACCCGGCCAGGTTCTTCTTGAACTCCTCACGCTGCGCCGGCTTCAGCCAGTTGCTGACCTTGTAGTAGAGGGTCTGCAGCAACCCATTCTTGAACGTCCGCGCCGCGGCCTGCTCCGCCGCGATGGCAGCGCCGAACACCTTCGCCCCGTAGGCGATCACCGACACGCCGTTGATGCCGTCCAGCGTGAAACCCGGAATCGTCCAGATCCGGTCGACCGGGATCTCCCGCATCGTGCCGTTCGGGCGCGGGTACTGGTAGATCCGCCGGCCGTTCACGTCGCGCGTGATCACCAGCTTGTCGGGGTCGAGGAACGCCAGCCCGATCAGCTGCGGCCCGACGTACAGCTTTTCCGCCCGGCCGGCGCCGCGCAGCAACATCGAGGCGACCATCGCCTCCCAGAACACCGAGGCGGTGCTGTCCGCGTTCGGCTGGTCGTGGATGACGAAGTGCAGCGAATGCTGCGGCGCCAGGCGCTTGCCACCGGACGCCCGCTCGAACATCGACAGCGGCAGCGTGGCGATCGTCTCCGAGATCAGCCGCACGCAGCTCCAGGCGGCGTCGAGCTGCATCACCGAGCGCGCCGTCACCTCCACGCCAGCGTCGTTGTCCATCGGGCCGCGGTACAGATCCGCGTCCTTCAGCGTAAACGACCGCACCCAGCCGTCGATCGCGGCGCGGACGCGGCTCAGGGGGCCGGGCCGTTTCATGCGCGCACGCCCTTTGCGGGACTGCTCAACCAATCATCCATGGAGCCCATCCCTTCAGGGTTCAGCGACATCAGCGTCACCGCATTGAACGTCGCCATCAGCAAGTCAATCTTCGCCGTGCCGGATGCCTGCTTGGTGATCATCAGGGCGTTGCCCCGCTGCTCCACCTTCGCGTTGCCCGCGCTCCAGGCCATGATCGCTCGCGCGCCGTGCACGAACACGCCCTCGGCCAGCTTGCGCTCTAGGGTCTTGATCGCTCCCATGAGCTTCCATCCCTGGCTCACGCCGATGATCTTTTCCTCGGGGACGTCGGCTTCGATCAGCGCATCCAGCACGCCGCCGAGCCCTGCCGGATCCGCGCCCACTTTGTCCAGGAGGCCGGAGTCCTCGATACGCGACACGACCTCCGCCAGCTCGGCGACGTCGTCACCCATGTGCTTCACGATGGTGAGGTCGCCGTCCTTCTCGAAGTCGCGCAGCCGCGAAGCTTCCGACTTCCGGCGCTCCAGCACGCTCTCATGTGCCCACGCATGCGCCCAATGCAGCCACTCGCGCGTGACGCGGTGCCGGCCGACCGCGGCGGCGCCCAGTAGGTCGTCCAGACCGCCGCCGTCAATCCCGAAGTCGATCACCTCGGACCACTCCAGCAGGTAGTCCAGCGTCACCTCGCGCCGGCCTTGCCGCTCCCAGAAGTCAGCGCCGGCCCAGCGATCCGACCGCAAGTTCAGGCCGATCTCAACGTTCAGGTGCTTGGCCAGGAAGCCGCGCATCGCCGCTTCCCCGGCCTGCTCCGCGATCGTGAACTGCCGCAGCAGGAACTCCTCGTCCACCGACGCGCCCAGGTTGGGGTTCGTGACGTAGAAGTTCTTCGGGTCCTTGTGCTCGCCAGCCGCGACCATCGCCGCCGGGAACTCGTACAGCACGGGCAGGAAGGCCGGGTCGATCACCTTGCCGTCGCGCACGTCCCGCGCGTATTGCAGCTTCTCCTTGAAGACGCCCGCCGGCGGCTCGTCCGACTGCGTGGTCGAATACATCACGAATCCCTCGGGACGCGACGCCATGCCGCCGGTGGCCTCCAGCAGCATGCGGTCGGCGTTCGGCTTCTTCCCGAACAGCCAGAGTTCGTCCACGAAGGTGACGATCCACTTCTTGCCGGCCACCGTCTCACTGTCCGCCGCCACCACCTGCAGCGTGGCTCCCGTGGCCCGGTGGGTGATGGTTCGGATGTGGTCCTGCACGTGCAGCAGATCCGAAAGCTCCTCGTCTGCCTTGATCGCGTCCCGCGCCGGCCGCCAGGCGTTGTTCGCCACCTCGATGGTCGGCGCCAGGATGCCCATTTCGCCCGACTGCCGCCAGTTGAGCAGCAGCTCGGTCAGCATGATTCCGGCGGCGTCGGTGCTCTTGCCGTTCTTTTTGGAGATCAGCAGGAACACCTCGCGGATCAGGCGGCGCCCGGTCTCCGGGTCATAGGAGCCGCGGATCGCGGCCACCAGGTCCAGAATCCACGCCCGGCTGATCTCGCCCAACGTGGGACTGCCGGCCACATCGACCGCGCGCAGTTCCTTGAAGATCCGCAGCCCCTCCTCGGCCTGGTCAGGGAACAGTGGCGGGCACGGGATCAGCGACTCGCGCGCAAGGATCCGGCGCTCCCAATCTGGGCACGCCGTCGTCCATTCCATGACGGTCAGAGCTTCTTACCGCCGGCCGCGACCAGGCGAGGCGGCGCCTTCGGGGTGAACCGCCCGCCGCCCTTCTTCGCGGCCTGCTCCTTCGCTTCCTTCTTCCCCACCGGCGCCGGCTTCGCGTGCATGTACGGGGCGGCCTGGACCGCCGCCGTCATCCGTGCGGACTTGGAGGCATTCGGGCTGCGCATCACGGCCAGCAGGTACTCCAGCGGGGTCAGGCCGGCGCGCTGTTCGTCCGTCAGCCCGTCGTCGGAGTCCACATCGGGCGCCGGCGGCGGCTCGGCCGGCTGCTCCGGCGGTTTCGTGCCGAACGGCCAGTCCTTCGGCGCGTCCGGCGACTTCTCACCGTTCGGCAGCGTGTAGCCGCGACCCGCGGCCTTCTTCGCCGGGGCCTTAGCCTTCGTTTCGGGGTTCTTCCGGGGCCTTCCAGCGCCCGGGCGCGCACCGCCTCTGGGCATGTCGGTCCTTTTGAAATCGTGCCGTTGCCCGCTGAGGGAAATCAAACGGCTGAAATAATCTCCGCGTGAGGGAGCGGCTGGTTTCCAAAGGCGAAGGCCTTCAGACTTTTCCCCCGCCCCTCCCCGCTCGCGCCGCCGCCTCGGCCGCCGTCTTCTCGGCATGGCACGGCTCATTGCACAGCGGCTGCAGGTTGCTCTCGTCGTTGCTGCCGCCCTGCTCGCGCGGGACGATGTGGTCGATGTGGTCCCGGCCTGCGACCCAGACCTTCCCGCACTTGGCGCATCGGTAGCCGTGGGCTGCTGCCACCCGCTCCCGCTTCTCCATCCATGCTCGGCCTCGCTCCATCGGCGTGGCCCCTGCCTTCGTCTCCAGCGTCCTCACCTTGCGGGTGTCGACCGTGGCCAGCCTGGCGGGTAGCGTGCGCAGGCCCATCAGTCCAAGCTCTGCGTTCCGTCCCGCTCGCCCCCGAACTGCCGGCCCTCCAGGTCTTCCAGTTCGGGCTGGTCTTCCTCGTCGGAAGCCAGCGCGGCGATCAGGGTGTCGAGCTTCCGCTCGATGCGGGCGAGCTGGGCGCGGTCGTCTTCGGTCATGCCGTGCCTTCCAGTTGCGCCACATACCCGAGGAACCGCGCCTTCAGCGCATCCCAGTCGCACCCCGCGAGGATCGGCCGCTCGTTCGTCCTGACCCACCGCTGCAGCGTCTGAGCTGCGATCTCTTCCAGCATTGCCGCGCCGGGGTCTACCGTCAGGCGGTTCGCCTGCGCCCACAGCACACACGACGGCGTGCCGCTGAACTGCTCGGCGACCACGATGTGGGCCAACTCATGTTCCCGGCAGTACGCCAGCAGGTCGTCCCCGTAACCGAGGCGGTGGCTGATGACGTGGTAGTGCGAGTCCTTCGGGTGCGGCCAGGCCGTCGTCTCGGCGCCGTTCGGGAACACCACACGCGCGCCGCACACGACCCACTCGATGGCGCAATGGTTCAGGTGCAGCATGTTCTGGCTCGCTTCGGACTTACCGCCCTTGGTCGGGGGCGGCAGCGTGCCTGCCGTTCTCGCTCATGCCTGCATGCGAGCGCGGCACCCGGAGAGCCCCGTCATGAATCGGGGGCAGGCTGGCCTCTGCGGAGAGGAAGGGCGCGGGCTGCGGCGATCCGGTAGCTACGCGAGCTGGTGGAGTGAGGATCGGCGCCCGGCTTGGGGGTGTCAGCGGCACGATTCGAACGTGCGAGGAACCCGGTATAGGCTCACACGCGCCACCGGATACCTTTTGCGTGAGTCACCATTCGACCGGCCTTGCGGCACTCTCTGGCACGCTGACAGAAACGAAAGCCGCCTCAGTGGGCGGCCAAATTCAGGGCGAGCAGGTCCGTTGCGGTATCGACTCCCGGGTGCAACGCCGGGCGTGTGGTTCGACAGACTGCCCGCGTTGGGCGAGACTCCGACGCGCGGAGTGATGGCGCGCATCCTACACTAGCGCGTCAATACGTGTCAAGCCTATTTCCGCGCCGGGTTCATTCGTCCGATTTGCTCGAGCTCATGCCTGAGCCGATTCCGCTGCTGCTCCCACCCTGCGCGCTCTTCATGCTCGCGCCGGGCCGCTTCCTCGTCGGTTTCCGGCCGCACATATGACACGGTCACCGTAGCAAGGGACTGGCCGTAGCTGGTGGTGCTGTCGATCTGGATCTTCGCCGAGTCGCGGAACTCCTCGGGGATACCCTCCAGCAGGTCGTCGACCCACTCCCGGAACTCGGCGAGCCCTTCAGGTGGCCAGGGCTCGTCGTACTGCTCTCTGGAAAACACCTCCACTCGCTTCATTCGGCGCTCTTGGGTCATGGGTCGATTTTCCATCAACGGTCGAAGATCGGCGCCCCGCGCACCAGCGCGCCGCGGTCGTGCTTCGCCTTCCCGGCGCACCGCTGCAGCCAGTCGTGCACCACCTCCGCGCCCGGCGGCCGGGGCCACTTCCCGGTGCCGGCGCAGTGGTTGCACCGCTTCGTGCTCAGGACCGGCGCGTCCGGCAGCTTCCGCTGGCCGTGTCCGTCGCACACCGGGCACGCCGGCGCCAGCCAGTGGTACAGCGCCGGGCTCAGGATGTCCGGCTCGATGCCGCGCGCGACGGCCCACTCCAGCAGCAGGCGCATGGTCGGCGCCCAGCCGAGGAGCTGGTGCGCGCGCTTCCGCATCGCCGCGGCGTGCTCCACCAGCACCACCGTGCGCGCCCGCTTCACGTCCGGCTTGCCGCGCAGCTTCGGCAGAGTCTCGGCGCGCTTCAGGATCTCAGCTTCCGTCGCCTTGCGCGGCTTGCCGGCCGACTGCCACTCGCTGCGCAGATGGCTCAGCGCCTCGCCCATGCGGTTGCCGGTGAGGCCTGCGGCGATCAGGTGCGTCGCCGCGCAGGTCCGGTCTGGGTTCAGCGTCAAGTTGCTGCTGCTGGTGGCGAGCAGGTACTGCTCCTCCAGGCTCGGGCGGTCGTTCGTGTCTGCCAGCATGGTCACTCCTTCTGTTGTTCCGGCACCTGCGCCGCACTGAGCCGGGCGCCGCCCTCGACCACCAGCAGCTCCACTCCCGGCATGAAGCGGTTCCACTGCTCCAGCACGCGCTCGCGCTGCTCGGGATTGAGGATGGTCTGGAACTGCAGCACGAACTTCTCGCCCGGCTTCAGCTTCAGCGCCTGCAGCTCGCCCAGCCATCGGACGTCGAACGGTTCCGGCTTTGCTTCGGTCATGCTGCTGCGCTCCTGCTGTTGTCGTTTCCGAGGTCGAAGACGCTGCGGACCGGGCTCTGCCGGCCGGCGTAAGTCGCGCCGCGCCGCAGCTCGCGGTCGAACATGACCGCGGCCTGAAGCGGGGTCTTCGCCTTCATGCGCTTGACGGCGCTGCGCATCACGTTGCGGACCGTCTTGGGATCCAGCCCTTCGGACGCCGCGACCGCCTTCGGGCTGCCCAAGCGGATCAGCTCCTCCAGGACCTCGCACTCGCGGTAGGACAGGCCGTAAGGATTGGCGTCGAGAACCTTGGCGCGGGGCATCACTTCACCTTCTTCAGTTCACGCACACGGGCGCGGTACGTGTCCCGGATGCCGCGCACCTGGTCGCGCTGCCACTTCTCGGGCCGGTTGTCGTTTTCCAGCGCCTCAACCCGAGCCAGCCCGATCCGCTCGATTTGTCCGTTGCGGAAGCCCAGGTAGTTGCCGCTCAGGTGTTGGTTGCAGTGCACGCACTGCGCCGCGGCGTTGTCCTCCGAATACCGGAGGTGGCCAGCAGAGCCGACGCTGCGGAAGTGGCCACAGTCCCGCCCGGCATGCAGCCCGCTGAGGTCCGGCGGTGGTGCGCCGCAGGAAATGCACGGCTTCTCAGCGTCGCGAAGGCGAATCCAGCGGTTGAACCAGAAGCGCGCCTCCTTGTGCAGCTTGGGCATCGTCTTCATCGCCTCGAGCGTCTGCCGGTCCTTCGCCTTCTCGGCGCGCGCGGCGAGCTCTTTCTTGCGTTCCGCTTTCCTGGCCAGCTTCTCCCGGTTCGCCTCGTACCACGGCCCCACGCAGTCGTCGTGCAGCACCCTGCCTGGCCGGTCGGTGCGGGCCTTGCAGTGCTTGCATCGCGGCGGCTTCGTGGTCGCGAACGTCATTCGCCGAACCCCGCCAGCAGGAACTCGATGTTCTCGATGCGCTGCGGCTCGGAAAGGTGCTTCCACAGCGTCCGGCCGGCGTGCTCCGTGCGTAGGAACTCGACGATGTCGGCGTGCACCTTCTCCATGTCGCCCTGCTCCAGGCGTGCGTAGCTGATCGACCGCGGCACCGGAATGACGCCGCCCTTCGGGCCCGGCAGCCAGTGGACAAAGCCCGCGCCGACCTTCAGCCACACCCGGAACTGCTCGAAGCTGTCGAACTTCTCCTGAGCCTCGAAGACCCGCTGCTCCAGCGCCATGTGTTTGCGGTGGTACCAGCCGATCCGCTCCTGGTGGGTGCGGATCTCGACGATTTCGCCCGGCTCCAGGCGCATCAGGCGGTTGAAGAAGCGGCGCCACTGCCGCTTGCCCTGCTCGCCCAGGCCGTCGACGATGCCGAACAGCACGTTGCGCGCGGCCAGCTTTTCCGCCTCGGGAATATCGGTGGGCTGCTGGCGGACCAGGGTGATCTCGCTCATTCGCCACAGCCCTTGCCGACGGCTCCAGCGTCGCGATCGTCGACGAACTCGCGCCACGGTACCCACCGCTTCGGGCAGTGGAAGCCCCAGATCCGGACCACCGGGCCGGTGATGAAGACGGTCCAGCAGTGCACCGCCGAGCCGTCGTAGCCGTCCAAGAGCTCGACTCGGTGCGGCGCAGGGCCCCAACGGAACTTGAAGGCGCCTGCCCAGCGCAGCACCATGCGCCTGACGCCACCGGCATCGATGGTGTGCTCCCGGTACATCCCCGCGATCAGCCACGAGGCATTGAATAGCCAGGGGTGGTCGTGCAGCGCCCGGTCCTCGTCCGAGCGCAGGAACTCGTGGACGTAGACGTTGAAGAACCGATTCCGCGGCAGCAGCCAGTGCCGGCGCAGGTAAGGCGACGCCGCGCCGCCGATGACGAAGTCGGGCTGACGAGAGCGCGCCCAGTGCAGGATGGCATCACGAATGAACTTCACGCTGCAACCCCTTTCGCGCGCGGGTGTGTTTCTCGATAGCTGCTCGGACCTTGTCGGCTAGTCCGTCCAGCAGTCCGCCGGCTAGGCGCTCCGCCTCGTCGGCCGCCCACTGCGCGTACTCCGCGTCCCGCGCGGCCATCCACAGGCAATGCTTCAGCGCGGCTGCGCGCCATTCCTCGATCTTCGGCATACGTCATCGCGCCCCCAGAGAGAACACGCTGGCGCCGGCGACAACCGGATCGACCCAGGACCGGCCCGTGCGGTACTTGCTCACCTGCTGCGGCGAAATCCCGAACTCGGCTGCGGCCTGACGTCCGTTCAGTGGGCTGCTGCACACAGCTGCAACGATCTCCCGCCCGGTTTCGCTGCGCGCGCGGGCAGACCGGCGATTTGCCACCACCCGCGCCGGCACGTTCTTCCACGCTCCGGTGGTCCTGATCCAGCGGCCCCAGTCCGCCTTCGTGCCACCGAGGATGTGCTGCGGGTTCACGCAGTCTCCGCAGCCGCAGGTGCGCCAGGCGGTGCGCACACCCAGGCCGCGTCGGCCGACGATCTCCAGAACCGCCAGTGGGCCCGTCATCGTGCGGTACTTGCCCTTCTGGCTGTCGAAGACCCACATGGCCGGCAGCAGCAGACCGCGCTTATCCGACCTCATGGCGCCCTGCCAGTGCCAGCACTCGGTGAAGTCGTCGACGATGCAGCGACCCTGCAGGTCAACCGCGGAGGCAATGCCCCGGAAATTCGGGTTCTTCACTGCAGCGCCCTCCCCTTCAGCGCCTGGTTGATCTGCGCGCGGATGTGCGCCGGCGGCGGCTTGGTGTCCCGGTCCTTGTCGGCCAGCATCCGGCGGGTGTCCTCGGCGGTGTCGTGGTGGCGGGCTTCGGCCGGCGGCGCGACGCCTTCCCTGCTGCGGCCGCGCAACTTCGCCCAGTCCTCTCGGATGGCCTCCATGAACGCCGCGTCCCAGTCGACGTAGGCATAGCCCTTGGCGACGGCCTTGCGCTTGAAGGCATCCAGGTGCTCCGGCAGCTGCCCGTAGCCTTTCTCCGCTGCCCATGCGGCGACCCGCTCGCTGGTGGTGAAGTCAGCCGGGATGGCCGTCTTCCGGGGTTTGGCAGTCGAACGGGGAGGTCGCGCGGCATCGCGCGGTACGTCCTCGTCTACGACTACTACTCCGTCTACGACTACGGGCGCAGTTGCAGGCAGTTGCGCGCAACTGTTTTCAGCTGCACTCACCACCACCCGATTGACGGCATTCGGCAGCGGGTACTTCGGCTCTGAGCGCGCTTGCCACCGCGTGTCCAGCATCTGCAGGTATGGCTTACCGTCGTGGGCGTAGAGAGCGATCAGTCCGGCCTTCTCGCACGCAGCGATCCAACGGGAAATGTCGGCCTCCCGCACGCGGTCAACCCGTAGCGGATAGAGGGAACTGCGGAGGATGGACGGCCTGGCGTCGTAAAGGCCGTGGTCGTCCACCTTGCTCATGAGCCGACGATAGAACACCTCCGACGGCGGATCGAGCTGGTCGATCCGATCGCTGGTGAGGATGCCCTCGCGGATCATTCGGTTAGGCACCGGTGCCCTCCAGCGACCACACGCGCACGAAGTGGCCGTGGGTCTTCACGGACTCGGCCGCGCGCACGACCGGCGAGCCGTCGGCGTGATTCATGGGGGAGATCAGCCCGGCGCGGCAGGCGATCGCCGGCAAGCTGCCCCAGCTCTTGTGGGAGTGCGGCACTGCCACGGCGTCGTGGCGGAACTGCTCGAAGGTCATCACGATGTGACCCTGCGCGCGGCGGGTGGCAACCCAGGCGCGCAGTTCCACCATCACGGCGGCCGTCCAGTCGCCGTCGAACATGATCGACAGCTGCTGCCCCGTGGCCTTCGCACGCTGGGAGGCGACCGCGTCGAGCATCAGCGGGCCCTCCGATGGTTGCTCTCTTCGATCAGCAGGTCGCCCTTGGTGCTGATGCCAGGGATGCTCCCGGCGCTGCGGCCGGTGCGCTGCACGTAGCGGTCCGCCGCCTCGGTCGAGGTCTGCGACGCGGTCTTCCCCGTCCTCTTGCTGCCGGTGAAGGTGGTGTCAGAGGCGAAGATCGACGGCCGCGGGTACTCGGCCCACCGGAAGGGCGACGTGCACGGGGTCATGCGGCGCTCCGCAGCTGCACCGGCTTCCCGGCCTCGTGCTTAGCGCGCAGGCCTGCGATCAGGTGACGCCCGACGGACACCAGCTCGCCCCACTGCTTCTCTACGCGCATCAGCTCGTTGGCGGAGACGTCGTCATCGGCACAGGTCGCGCAGACCTCCTGCACCACGTCGGCGAACTCCTTGCCCAGGCGGCTCAAGGCCAGCATGGTCAGATCGCTCGATGCGTCGACCGTCGCCGGCAGCGGCACCAGCATCTGGCCGTTCTGCTCCGCGAGCACCTCTAGGATGCGCAGGTTGCCGCTCACCGCAGTCATCAGGCCGGCCGTCTTCAGTCCCAGCTTCGCCGTGCCGCTCTCACGCAGTTCGTTCACCAGCGCCGGGTGGTTGATGTCGCGACCGAGGCCCGTAGCGCCGCCGGGGTGCTTCTCCGCCACGTAGCGGGCAGCTGCTGTAAGGGCATCCATGTTTGTTAACTCCGGAGGTTTGTTGGAACTGACGAGAGGAATAGGGGGCGGCAAGATGCGATGCATGAACACCGCAGCACGTCACCAGTCAGGCCGCCTTCCGCTCGGGCTGCGGCAGTGCCGGTGCGCCCTTGGCGGAGATCAGCTCGGGCCAGATCTGGTGCCAGTCGGTGGGGAACAGCGTCCAGCGGGCAATACCCAGCTCGCGCTCGATCACTGCCCCAAGTTCGATCAGCCGGCCCTTCGGGATGCCGTTTCGGCCGTCTTCGATCCACCCGGAGACGGAGGGAGGCTTGATGCCGAGACGGGCAGCAACGGCGCTGACGCCGCCGAGCCGCTGAATGAGTTGGGCGTGCTGGATGTCCATAGGCAGTCATGTTAGGCATGCCTTATGAATCTGTCAATAGGGATGCCTATCAATGTCTCGATAGGATTGCCTACATGAGCTTGGCGGATCGCTTGAAGGAGCTGGGGGAAGACAAGGGCCGCGGATGGCAGCGTCGGCTTGCCCAGGCCTGCGGCGTCAAGGCGCCATCGGTGTCGGATTGGGTCAGCGGGAGAACGAAGACGCTCGAGGCGGACAACCTGCTGAACGCGGCGAGCTTCTTCGAGGTGCATCCGAAGTGGCTGGCGACGGGGATCGGCCCAAAGCACCTGGCACCGGGTGAGTCAGCGGAGACCGCGCTCGCGACTGTCGAGACCCCGTACCTTCCTGGCTTTGAAAAGGTCAGCGTCCCCGTGCTGGCAACGAGCGCCTCAATGGGGCCGGGATCCGAGCAGCACGATGACGTCGTGGTCGGCCGCCTGACCCTCTCCCCGGAATGGATCCTCAAGACGCTGAAGCCGACCGCGCTGGAGAACCTCCGGTTCATCCATGGCTACGGCGACTCCATGGAGGGCACCTTCAACGACGGCGACATCCTTTTGGTGGACGGCGGGATCGTGGACGCGAACATTGACGGCGTGTACGTTCTAGAGGCAAACAATCGGATTTTCGTCAAACGTGTCACGGAGAGGTTTGACGGGCGGCACGAGATCAGCAGCGACAACCCCAAGGTCAAGACCGTGCAGCTGCTGGATGGTTCTGAGCCGGTGCACATCCTGGGGCGCGTGATCTGGGCGTGGAACGGAAAAAAACTCTAATGGGGGTACCTGTGAGGGATGGGTTGAAGACGAAGCTGTTGGCAGTATTTGCCAGTGTGGCAATGCTCGCAGGGTGTGCGGCGCCCGCGCCGCAGGTGACAGAGATCCACGCCCCATTCGACGCCGCAGAAACCGCGGCATTGATGAAGCCGGGTCCGAACACGATCACCGGCAGTGCGCTTATTCGGCAGCAGGGCGGCGGTGTCGTCACCTGCGCGGGAAACCCCGTGCTGCTCATTCCGGCCACCGCATACTCCAAGGAGCGGGTGGCGGCAATCTACGGGGGCGGCGGTCTTGCGCGCACGAACCAAGGGCGGAAGTTCAACCCGGATCCGCCAGGGTACGCGGAGCATACAAAGCAGACCACCTGCAACGCACAAGGCTTCTTCCGCTTCGCCGAGCTGGCGGACGGCGAGTTCTTTCTGATCACGCGAGTCGTGTGGAGCGCGGGGCGGTACAACACCGAGCAGGGCGGGTACCTTCTCGGCCGCGCAAGGGTGAGCGGCGGCCGGACCGTGGAAGTGACCATCACGCCGTGAAGACCTGGAAGATCGTCCAGGTGGTCGGCGTCCTGGTACTGCTGCTGGGCGTGATCATCCGCGCGGGCACCGGCGACCACGTGGGCACTGGAATTGCGGTGCTTGGCGCGATCCTGTACGCCGTCGGCCGCGTGGCGACGTGGCTCAAGTCCGATCAGCCGTAGGAAGGCGATGAATCGGTTCGCGAAGGCAATGCCGTGGTGAGAGCTCCGCTGACGACAGCCCTCTGCCTGCTGCTGGTGGCATGCAACGGAGACCCGAATGCAAAACCCATCTATGGGAAAGAGACTGGGTTACCGGTGAACTGCCGCGCCTATGTGCAAGCTGTTGTAGACGGTTACCGGTCGAAGCGCTACGACGCTGATGACTCGATGGCGGGCCTTGAACGGAACTGCGGGGCGAACGGCAGGATATGGGGCCTCACGGAATAGTTGCACTACTCCTTTTGCTCGCTGCGGCCGAGGCCGGTGCGACACCGCGCTCTGCGGCGGAGCGCCTTGCCTTCATCCGGGGCGAGCCCTGCCCCACTACCGGCCAGCGACGCGGCGCGTGCCCAGGCTGGGAGGTTGACCACGTGCAGCCGCTGTGCGCCGGTGGCGCCGACCACCGCACGAACATGCAGTGGATCAGCAAAGAGGACCACCGCTTCAAGACGCTGGTGGATGTGCGCGAATGTGCCAGATCACGAAAGGCCTCCCATGGGGCTCCTTGACCCTCCACCTCCGAAGCAGCCTGCCGACACCGCGGTCTCGCATGCCGCTTTTCTTCTCGTATGGCAGACCGTGCTTGCGCTGAATGAGACCGATCCGCGGCTCGGGGAGCGGATCCTGCAGCGGATGAAGAACTTGGCCACCACGCCACTCGGCCAAGACAACGACAGATCGATGCAACTGGTGATGACGTTGCTAGAGGACTTGGAGCGACACAATGGCTGACGAGGGCAACGTTTACGAGCTCCTTCGGCGCGACAACCGGTTGCCTCGTGGGCCACAGCCCCCAGATAATGACCAGATGGACGCTCGCGTCAAAGCCCTCGAAGACTTCGCCACCGCGGCGCGGGAGCGGCTCGCGCGGATCGAGGCGACCATGGCTACTAAGAGCGACGTGTCGGATCTACGCGCCGAGCTGCACAAGGCATTAAATGAGCAGACCTGGAAGGTCATCGGGGTGACACTCACCTTCGGCACCCTGTTGAGCGCTGCAGTGTTCTTTATTGCGCGACACGTGAAGTAACCGCAGTTCCTCGACGACCAGCCCGCCGCGCGCGGGCTTTTTTGCGCCTACCGTTCGTCGGCGTTGGCATAATGTTAGGGATGCCTATTGACAGAGAAGGTAGGCACGCCTAATATTCCCTCCACGCCCACCAAACAGGGCGCCAGGAGGCGAGATGCGGTTCTTCACGGCAGGCAAGACGACCCCGGCACAGCCGGTGCTCTCGGCCTTTGCGCAGCAGGTGCTGGCTGGCCAGCGTGCCCGGGTTCCTGACTACCAGCGGCCCACCCGCCGCGCCGTCGTCGTCGGCCCGGTGAAGCCGGCGCAGCCCGCGCCCTTCACCACCACCTGCAGCCTGTGCGGCTCGCCGTCGGCCGGGCAGGTCTGCGGCGGGTGCGCTGCGCACTTCGCGGCTGGGGGCACGCTGTGAGCGCCGTCCTCGCCCACGATCAGATCGACGGCGTCGTCGCCGACCTCGAGCTGCTGAAGGACATCCGACGCGCCCGCGAGGAGCTGCGCGACGCCGAGTTCAAGGCCGACGAGCGCGTCACCCTGACGATCAGCACCACCAGCGGCATCAAGGAGCAGCCGGTGTGCTTCGTGCACGGCGGCTCGGAATGGCTCGCTAGCGTCGCCCTGAGGGCCATGGAGCGCGAAGTCCTGACCCGCCTGTCCACCAAGGACATCAGCGTCGAGGAGCCGGCATGAAGCGCGTGTTCCACCCCCTGCTGCAGCTGTGCGAGCGGTCGGTCCTGACGGCTGCGCTCGCGCAGTTGAACCCGACCCACCCAGCGGTCCCCGAGATCGTGCGCCGCCTGCACGACGACAGCGCGCCGACGCCGCTCGACCCTGCGGACAGCATCGTCACTGGCGCGTGCCTCCTGGCTGGCGTCTTCCTGATCGTGATGGTGGCGCTGGGCGCGCTGCCGGGAGGTGCGTGATGGCCGCGTCAATCGATCAGGCGCTTTTGCGCGAGTGCGCGGCCTCGGGGCAGATGGACGCTGGGCAGCTGTTCGCGCATTACAGCGCGGGCGAACTGCAGCCGGTCATGTTTCTGGAGGACGAGCACGGCCTGGTGCAGGGCGAACTGGAACGCCGGCACCAGTCGGCCACCGCCCTCATTCAGGACGGTTACGCAATCGACGACGACGCGATCGCCACCCCCGACGACTTGGTGCTTGCCTGCCGTCGCACCGCTTATTTCGTCGCCGCTGTCTGCGCTGCCGCCCTGGCTGCGGCCTTCTCCCCTCTTTTCTGGAAGTGACCACATGACCGACCTCGCAATTCTCGACATCGAAGAAGTTGGCGCGCCGCCCGAGCGCAAGCTGCCGACCCTCTCCGAATCCTCCCCGGCCGGGATGATGCTGACCGCCCTGCGCCAAGGCGCGAGCCTCGAGCAGGTGGAAAAGATGATGGACCTGCAAGCGCGCTGGGAGGCCGGCGAGGCGCGCAAGGCGTACAACGCCGCGTTCGCTGCCTTCAAGGCCGAGGCCGTCCGCATCGTGAAGAACCGCGACGTCACCGCCGGCCCGCTTCAGGGTAAGAGCTACGCCGAGCTGCACTCTGTGGTTGATGCCCTCACCCCGGCGCTTTCCCGTCACGGACTGTCCGCCAGCTGGCGCTTGACGAAGGACGAAAAGGACTGGATGGAGGTGACGTGCTACCTGCGTCACGTCGACGGGCACGAAGAATCCGTCTCCATGGGCGGGCCTCCCGATGCCGGTGGCGCGAAGAACGCGATCCAGGCGCGCGCCAGCACGAAGACCTACCTGGAGCGGTACACCCTCAAGGCTATCTGCGGCGTTGCGGAAGGCGGTGACGATGACGACGGCAACGGCGCCGCGCGCAGCCTGCTGGATACCTGGGTGGACCTGGTCAACGCCGCCGAGACACCGGACGCGGTGAAGAAGCTGTCCAGCGAGGGCGCCCAGGCGTTCACGAAGGCTCGCGACGTCGAAGGTTATCGCCGCTTCGCCTCCGAGGTTGCTCGCCGCAATCGCGAATTGAAGGAGCCGAAGTGATGGCCGACCTGATCATCCGCGCCTCGATGGTCGGCCGCCTGATGACCGAGCCGCGCAGCAAGTCCGAAGGCCCGCTGTCGCAGGGAGCAAAGACCGCGATCCGCGACATCGCCGCCCAGCACATCCTCGGCATCGACTTCGAGGTGAGCAGCAAGGAAATGGAGAAGGGGATCGAGTGCGAGCCCGACTCCATCGCGCTCCTGAACCGGGTCCGCGGGCTCTCGCTGGTGAAGAACACCGATCGGCGCACGGACGAGCACCTGACCGGCGAATGCGACCTGTACGACGCCCCCGCGGACGAGGGCTACGACCTGAAAACCGCCTGGAGCGCGGCAACGTTCCCGATCCTGGCGGACGACATCGGCGGCTCTGCCCGCACGGTGTACGAGTGGCAGTGCCGCGCGTACATGGCGCTGTGGAACGCCCGGCGCTGGCACATCGCCTACGCCCTGGTCAGCACGCCGGAGCGCCTGATCCGCTTCGAGCCGCTGTCGCTGCACCTGGTCGACCACATCCCCGAGCACATGCGGCTGACGATCTGGACGATCGAGCGCGACATGGCGAAGGAAGCGGCCATGCGGGAGAAGGTGAAGCACGCCCGCGCCTACTACGCGCAGGTGATCGCCGAGTTCGACGCGAACCACCGGGAACTGGTGCGCCCCACCCCCACCCGTCTCAGCACCGTCGAGGCGTTCACCGAGCACCGGAAGCTGGAGGCGGCGTGATGACGAAGTCGCGCGGCATCCTCTCGCCCCGCCGCCCCTGGACGGCTGCCGAGGATGAGTGCATGCGCCAGTTCTATCCGCAGCTTCGCGGCAAGGACATGGCGGAAGTGCTGACGCGCACGGTGAGTTCCGTCTTTCAGCGTGCGCGAACCCTCGGCCTGGAGAAGTCGGCCGAGTTCCTTGCGTCGGATCGCTCTGGGCGGATCGCGCGCGGCAAGCAGCACGCCAACATGAAGGCCGCGCAGTTCAAGCCCGGCCTAGTCCCGTGGAACAAGGGTCGCAGCAGCCTGGAGACCGGCACCGGCCATCACCCGAACAGCCGCCGCACGCAGTTCCGCAAGGGCGCGATGGCAGGCGCGGCGCAGCACAACTACCAGCCTATCGGCAGCCTGCGCATCAGCGCGGATGGCTACCTCGAACGCAAGGTGACGGACGACCACCCGGTGCCCGCGCGGCGCTGGGTTGCCGTGCACCGCCTGGTGTGGGAGGCCGAGCGCGGCCCGATCCCCGCCGGCCACATCGTGCGCTTCCGCGAAGGCATGAAGACCGCAGTGCTGGAGGAAGTCACCGCCGACCGGCTGGAGTGCATCACCCGAGGCGAGCACGCCAACCGCAACCACCCGCGCAACCGCTCGCCCGAACTGGCAAAGCTGGTGCAGCTGAAGGGCGCCATCACGCGCCAGGTCAACCGAATCGCCCGAGAGGCACAGGAGCAAGCAGCATGAGCGAGCAGACCCCCCCCCGCAGAAACAAGGTATCGGAGGAGAAGGCGCGACTCCGCGCCGACGTTGCAGCAGCAGCGAACAAAGTGCCGGAGTTTGTCAGCGCTGGGGGCGTACAGACGACGCGGCGCTGGGTAGCGGACAACGAGCGCGCGCAGCGGGTGGCTGCCGGCGGCCTCACTCGCTTGAGCCGCAAAAAGCTCGATGCGCTGCTGAAGCGCCTTCGCGGGGAGGTTGAAGCAGCATGACAACGCCCCACATGAACCAACTGCGCGAGCACCTGCTCGCCACCCTGGCCGACCTCCGCAACCGTGAGGCCCCAATGGAGCCGGATCGCGCGCGCGCCGTCGCACAGGTCGCCTCCGTGCTGGTCGACACCGCGAAGGTGGAGGTCGACTACCTGAAGGCGACCGGGCAGGACCGCTCCGGGTTCCTCGAGGAGCCGCCGCAGATCACCACCGACGCCAGCACCTCCGGTGTGCCCCTGCCGAACGGCATCAGCAGCATCACGCGGCACCGGATCGCGGGGTGAGCATGACCTCTCCCAACTCAGAGAGCGGGGGCAAGGACTGCGCCTGCGACTTACTCGACATGGCCTACATCAACAGCCTGCCGCACCCATTCATGGGTCGGACGCGCGGAGGTTGGTGGTGGCCGATCAACGACTTCGAGGTGCAGACCGGCCTGATCCGCATCGACGTGTGCGGCAAGCTGGAAGTGAAGCACATCGGAGACTTCACCACGTTCCGCGATGGTCACGGCGTGGAGCGCAACGCCGAAGCCTTCTACGCAGACGCCAACGAAGATGAGCGTGCCGCCCTTGGCGCGAAGGAGGGTTCCTGATGGCCTGCCCGAAGTGCGGCTGCAAGGTCAGCTACCAATACGACAACGGCTGGGACGGCGAGCAGACCGACGAGCGCCTGGAGCGGTGCGCGTCCTGCCGCCATGTGTTCGACATCGAGGACCACGCCGACGAGGACGACGAGGACGCCACCTGTGGCGTGAATGGACCTGCGCCGACGAGCAAGGAGGCCGCCCGTGGCTGACCCGAAACACACCAACGCGATTGGGCTGGTGAGTTCGCCCGGCGACATTCTGCGAGCCGCCGCCCGCGTGCTGGATGTGGCCGAGAGGGAGCGGCTGGAGCGGCTGGCGACGCCGCGCAAGCCTTCGGACGCCGAAGTGGCCCAGTGGGCCGAAAGGCACGACCTACGCGGCAGCGCGATGGACCTGCGCTGCGCCTTTGAGGACGCGCAAACGGTGCACCTGACCCCTGGCGTGCCGGGCACTCACAACGATCAACAGGAGGGCGGAAATGCCTGAGCCCGGAGTCTGGACGAACGAGCGCTGCCAGCACCACCAGTGCGACGAGGCCGAGCAGCACGACCCGAAGTGCAAGGACTGGCCGAGCGAGTGGGCCGAAGTGGAGCGCATCCGCGACTTGCCCGAGGTGGACGAAGCGCTGCTGTCCTTCAAGGACGACTGCACCGGCGACAACGCCGCGATGGTGGTCCGGGCCGTCATGCGCGCCGCCCGTGGCGTGTTGGGCACTCACGTTGCTGACCCGAAGCGGCAGCGCGAACTGGCACAGGAACGTGCCGCTGGCGTGACGGCGTGCCACCACACGGACACGCGGCAGATGCAGACGGGCGACGGAACGCCGGTTGAGTTCTGCCCGGAATGCGGGCGCAATGTTGGCGTGGCATTACCTGATGGGGGCCAAAAATGAAGCCGCTGCGAGCAGTCACGATCAGCGCCGACGACATGGAGTTTGTCTACCACGCCGTCCTGAAATACGGATCGGATTTGGAGCAACACCTTTCATGGCTAAAGACGAAGGATGGCAAGCCGCTCCCTGGAGCCGACATTGCAATCGCTGAGGTGCACAAGGAAGTTGTCCGCTATCAGGCACTGGCACTCGACCTCTACGGCAAGTGCTACTCCGCTGGCGTGGCACCGGCTGCACCGATGAGCATCCGCGACAAGCTCCCGATGGGTTGGAACGTCGCGGTGGAGCTGGCGAAGAAGGCCCCGCTGTCCAAGTTCGAGCAGCGCCTGTCCAACGCCGTGATCTTGAAGGTGGACGCAATGCTCACCGCTGGCGTGAAGGCGTCTGGACTGCCCGCATGGGTCGATGGCCTGCGCGACTTCATGGAGCGCAACGGCAGGACGCCCGATGACATCGGCAACGTGCTGGTGGCGGCAGGGTTCGCTGTGCGTGGTGATGGCGTGAAGGAGGGTGGCAAATGATCTGGCCCTTCAAGAAGCGTGAGCCCGAAGTGCCGTTCGCCGAGTTCGTGAAGACGCTCGATCCCGCGCCGTGCGGCGAACAGGAACTGCACTACCAGTGGAAGCTGGGTAGCAACATGCCGTGTCCAGCCTGCCAAGCAATCAAGACGGCGAAGCGCAAGGATGCTGAACTGGACGCGCTGGCCGACAAGATCGCGGCACGGCTGCGTGCCGATGGCTTGGATGCGTGTGCAACGCCGAGCCGTGCCCTGCCGCACCCCGGTTCGCCGGAAGCGTCCGCAATGATGGACTCGCTGATGGCGGAATACCAGTGGCCGTCCAACACCAAGAACGCAGCGCGGGCCGGGTGGGAGGCAGCGAACCGCTGGCTTACCACTGGTGGCGTGACGGTGGGTGCGGAGCACACGAAACGCGAGCACACGCCGATGGATGGGGGCAGAGCGGAATGAGCTCTCTACGCCGGCAGGAAACCGACCTGCTTCCGGTCGTCCGCACGCAGCATCCAGGCGACGTAGCTCGGGTGGACGTAGATCGCCATGTCCCCCGGGTTCTCCCCCGATGGGATGAGGCGCAGCATGCCGAAGTCCGTCATGTCGACCTTCTTGCAGTCGATGTACCGCAGGCTGCTTTCCCCCGACTTCATTGTCCGCATCATCGAGGCGAAGGCTTCCAGCGGCGCTTCGGGGTGAAAGGCCACTGCGGTAATCGGCGTTGCCATGCGTCTCTCCTGTTGAGGATGCCAGTATGAAGGAACGCCCGATCCTGTTCCAAGGCGCCATGGTGCGCGCGCTGCTCGCTGGCACGAAGACGCAGACGCGGCGGGAGGTGAAATGGCGCGACGTGTCGCCCGGCCTGAACTTGGGCTTCACCGGGCTGCAGGCGGTCAATCAGGACGCGCGCGGCTGGGTACTCACCAGCATGGGCGGCAGTTGCTGGCAGGAACGGTGCGCACCAACACCGTGCCCATACGGCCAGCCAGGTGGCCGGCTGTGGGTGCGCGAGACGTGGGCGCACGGCATACACGCGATGGCCGCGCTGCGCGATGAGGACGGCCCATTCGTGTATGCCGCGACAGACTCGATTCAGGGCCGCCTCGGCGACCGCTGGCGACCCAGCATTCATATGCCCAGGTACGTCTCCCGGATCACGCTGGAGATCACCGCCGTTCGCGTCGAACGCCTCCAGGCTATCAGCGAAACCGATGCAACGGCCGAAGGTGTGACCGCCGACAAGCCACACACCTGGTGGCAGGGCTACCGCGAGCACAACGGCGACTTGATGCACCAGCAGGTGACGGGTGACACGCCGCCGGATTGGATGGTCGAGCCGCACCGGATGAAGCGCATGAAGCACCTGGAACGGTCGGCGCGCGACTGGTATCAGGCGCTCTGGAACAGCATCAACGGCGCCGGCAGCTGGGAGGCGAACCCTTGGGTGTGGGTGGTGGAGTTTCGGAGGGTGCAGCCGTGAGCTTGTTCCTGGACGACGCCGAGCTCCGCCAGCTCACCGGCCGCCGGCACAAGAGCCGCCAGATCGAGTGGCTGAAAGCCGAGGGCGTACCATTCCGCGTCAACGCCACCGGTCACCCGGTGGTGACGAGGTCCGCCGTCGACGGTCGGCCAGCCGCTGCACCCGCGCCGGCGCCGAGCCAGGGCTGGACGCCGCGTGTGATTGCCGGGAGCGCCTGACACATGGGAAGAAAGCCGACCCGCTGGAGCAACTTGCCCAAGGGCATGCGCGCGCGCCCGCGTGGCAACCTGGTGCACTACTACCTCGACACCGGCGAGAAGCCGCGCAAGGAGATCCCGCTCGGCAGCGACTACGTGCTGGCGGTGGCGAAGTGGGCCGAGCTCACCAGCCGCCCGACGCCCGCAGCCGCGAACGCACCGGTGACTTTCCTGGACGCACTGAACGGGCGCGGCAAGGTTGCCGGGTACCGGAAGGACGTGCTGCCAGGCAAGGCTCCGCGCACGCAGCAGGACAACGAGGACGAGTTGGTGTGGCTCCTGAAGTTCTTCGGCGACCCGCCGGCGCCGCTGGACAGCATCGAACCGGTGCACATCCGCCAGTACCTACGCTGGCGAGTGAAGACCACGCGCGAGGCGGCAGAGGCGAAGAACGCCGCGCGCCGGGCCGCAGGCAAGCCGGAGCAGCCGGTGCCGCATGACATGGGGCACGTGCGCGCCAACCGCGAGAAGGCGCTGTTCTCGCACATCTGGAACTACGCGCGCGAGGAGGGGCTGACGAAGCTGCCGAACCCGTGCGCCGGCGTCAGCGGCTTCGAAGAGGAAGGCCGCGACATCGCGCCGGACATCGACCAGGTGGCGCGCGTGCTGGCCGAGGCTGATGCGCCGCTGGCGTTCGCGATGCGGTTGGCGGACATCATCGGCCAGCGCCCGGCGGACGTGCGGCGCGTCAGCGAGGCGCACATCGTCGGCCCGGTGCCGGGCGGCGTCCTGCAGGTCCAACAAGGCAAGACGGGGATGAAGCTGCGCATCGTGATCGACGGTGCGCTGGCGGACCTGATCACGGAGATCCGCGCATACAAGCGCGAGATCGACCAGCGCCGGCGCGCGGCAGGGAAGCCGGTGGTGCACACCATGGCCCTGCTGGTGAACGAAGACGGCAAGGCCCTGACCGAGAGCATGCTGCGCGAGCGCTTCGACACGGCGCGCGCGGCGGCCGGCGTGCCGAAGGCACTGTTCCAGTTCCGGGACTTCCGCGCGAAGGTGGCCACCGAGATGGATGAGGCGCAGGGCACGCGGGCTGCGCAGGCCCTGCTCGGCCACACCACGGAGACGATGACGGTCCGCTACATCCGGAACAAGGTCGGCAAGAAGGTGAGCACCGGCAAGTAATTGCGGAACAGTGCTCTGGAATTGCGGAAGTCGGCCCCCTACTCGCTATTCCTTCAATAGCACTAAATTAAGCGCTGTGGTGCCTCGAACCGGGATCGAACCGGTACGCGCTTTTAAGGCGCGGCGGATTTTAAGTCCGCGCAGAAGGATAATAGATTCAGCCACTTAGCCGCAAATCTATTCCGCAATTTCCGAATTCCAGCGCGCAATTCTCAGAGGAGAGGTCGCGACCCAAACGCGAATTGCGGAACAATCTGACCGGTGCATCAGCTACCCCTTTCCACCGTCTCCGGCGCCCACGCCCTGATCGCCTCCGGCTGGCGTCCGGCTGCCGAGCCGGGCCGCGTTGACCCTCCGCCCGGCGACCAGCACAGCTCCGCGCAATGGGTGTCCGACTGGACGTGGCAGGCCATGGCCATGATGGCGCTGGAGGTGCGCGGCGAGGTCTGCGCGGGCACCCGGCGCGTGATCGAGCCGACCTTCGGGCCCGGCTCCGGCTGGTACCCCTCCTCTTCGGCGGCGCCCAGTTCGGTCCAGGATAGGCGCGAGCTGCGCGAGGCCGCCCTGCCCGCGACCGTCGTGGTGCTGCGCCGGCGCGGCGAACGCATCCCGGCCGCCCAGCTGCTGCGCACCGAGCCGCCCAGCGGCATGCTGGTGTGCATGGACCGTTACACGCAGCCCGCCTGGTACGGCTGCCTGTTCGCCGACGAGAAGATGGAGCGCGAGGTCCTGCCGCGGCTGATGCACGTGCAGCTGGAGCGCGAAAGCGGCGGCGTGCGGCTATATGCCGGCATCGAGGTCGGCGACCGGGGGGATCCGGATCGGCGCCAAGCGTGGCTGTGCACCCCGACGCCGGCACGCATGCGTGAGATCCTGCTGGCAATGGCGGAGCAGGAAGGCGGGGTGGTCTGATGGAGAGGCGGCGCCCATCCCGGCTGCCGGACCCCTGCTGCGGCCGCCGCCTGTACCGGTCGAACCCGGAAGACCCTGGCCAGCTGGTGAACGTCACCTTCCACGATGGCGTCCAGGTGGCGGAGGTGATCGACGGGGAGGATGCCGGGTTGGAGTTCGAGGTGGCCGCCACGCCAGGCGAGTTCGTGCCGGCATGATCGACGACCGTCCGATCCGCGCTGGCGCTTACCGCTTCTGGCCGCCGGGCACGGAGCCGACACCCGAGACCGCCGTGATCGTGGGCGTGCGGATGGACATCCGCGGCGACAAGCACGTCGTGTGGAAGGATGGGACCACCACCCCGGCCACGAAGGTGAAGGGGCAGTGGGAGTTCATCCCGGAGCCGCCAGAGGAGCGGAAGGTGTTCCGGCGCGGCCGGTGATGCAGTTCACCGCACGGCCGCGCTGAACTGTGGAAAATCAGCAGCGGGCCGCCTCCCCTGTGCGGCCCGGGCCATCCTCCCGGCCCTGATCTAGCACTTCGGGCTCGCTTCGGCGGGCCCGCTTTCTTTCCGCCAACGGAAAAAGCCCCCGGCCCGAAGGCCGAGGGCAAGGCAGCCTGCGAAGGCTGAGGACTCAACAGGTCAGCGCGGCCAGGATTCCAGCAGGGCCGCGCGTTTTCCCCGCTCGCATCCATAGGCGGCGATCCATTCCCCCGCCCACTCAGCCAGGTCGCGGGCGTTCGCCACGGCCGGCAGGTCAGCGGGCGGTGGGCACGGTGCCGCCAGCGTCACAGGAGGCGGCGGAATCGCCGCTGGCGCAGGCAGCGGCGGCGCTG